GTCGAGACATGCCCGCCATTCGCGTGCGCGCCGATACCGCCGACATAATTGTTATAAGCGCCGCCCATCATGATCCCGCCACTACCGCCGCCGCCCATGCCGCCGACCCCCGACAACGCCCCGCTGAGCAGGCCGCCGATGGGCTTGATAAACGCTTGCTGGATGATGATTTCCGCGATGGTGGCGAGAATCTTTTTCCCCACCTCTAGGAACACATCACCAAAGCTTTTCGCGTTCACGATGGCGTCAGCCAAGCCGCCGCTGATTGACTGCAATCCTTCCGTGCCGATGGCCTCAAGAGCTTCCTGCACCTCTGCTGCACTGCCGGGCAGGCTGTCGAGATAGCTTTCCAGCGGTCCCATGGTGTTCTTGATCGCATTATCGGACAGCGCCCCATATTTGGCGTCCAGATCATCAAGCCTGCGCTGCGCTGTTGCGCGTTCTTCCGGTGAAGCCGTGCTGGTTGCTGACAGAACAGCTTCAAGTTCCAGCTTTTCGCGCTTCTTTTGCAGTTCGAGCGTGCGAAGTTCAATCTCACGGCGCTGGCGCGCTGTTTTGGCCATCTCGCCAACTATGCCCAGCATGTCGAGTTGATCGGATAGTTCAGCTTCCTTGCTCTTGAGCAGTTCAGCTTCAACGCGGACAGCTTCCTCGTTGTTAATCTGGCTCTTTTCTGCGAGCGCGATCTTCTCTTGTAACTGAATGAGGCTGTTCGCCTCTTCCTCAGTGTATTTGCCGCTGGTGTTCTGCTGCGTCTTTACATCATTGAGGATTTCCTGCTTGCGCTGCGCTAATTCCTTGTCGATGGCTTCGCGCTCTAAAGCATAGCCCTGCGCGTAGTCGCCATGATCAATGTAAGAAGCGCGGGCCAAGTCGGCATTGGCGCGGGCAACGTCAGCTTGATATGCGACTAGGCGATCAGCCTCCTTCTGCGCTAGTTCTGCTGCCGTTGGACCGGACTTAGCGGGTGTAGGCTTTGGCGTTGGCGTAGGAAGCGCAGTGCCATGACCAGCATTACCTGTCTTTGCGGCAGCGACCGCTTTGTTGAGCAGACCGACTTGTCGCTGCCATTCTTTCAACAAGCCCTGAGTGTCATGCCTGACTGTGCCGATGCCAATATCAGTGCTGCCCGCTGCCTTGGCATCATAATATTTCCGCCTTGCTTCGTGCATCTTCTGCTGGCGAAAGCGCAGGTCCATGTTGCTGTCCTGCATGGCCTGATCCATCTTGCCACCAAGATAGACGCCGCCAGCAGCGCCAGCGGCGGCACCCCACGGACCGGAAGCCAGACCACCGGCAATCGCGCCCATGATCCCCATTGCAGTCCTGGGGTTCTGTGCCCAAAACTTCATGAGTGCCGATGTGACGCTCGAAATGCCGCTGGCAAATCCCGCGATTGCGCCCGCATTAGCAGAGATATTCGCTGCCATTTGGGCGCTGAGGATCATCTTCATGGTATCAAGCTGATCGTTCGCCTGACCCGCGTTGCGGATAATGCCGTCTTCCAGCACGATGCCCAGATCGCGAGCAGCCCTTGCTTGGAGTTCCAGACCTTCGGAGCCGCCAGCGAGTGTCTGCGTCAGCGTCCCCGCCTTTTTACCAAACAGGTCCATCGTGGCAGACATCTGCTTGGTCGGATTATCCATCTTCTTGATGCTGTCGGCGGCTTGCTTCACCGCCTTATCAACTTCAAGAGTGGTGACGCCGTATTCGTTCAGCTTCTTGATCGCTGCTTCATTGCCATTCGCCGCGTCACCAACGGTCTTTGAGAACTTTTCCAAGCCAGCATCGGCAGTCTCGAAGTCCGAACCTGCCATCTGGGCAGCATATCGGAACTCTTGGATCATCTTGGTTGAAACGCCGGTTCGATCTGACATGTCCGCGATGGCATCGCTGAAATCGAGCGCGTTCTGAGTAAGGCCAACAAGCATATCGACGCCGACGGCGGCAGCGAGACCTTTGACTGCGAAGCTGGCTTTGTCCATCGAGCCTTGAATGATGCGCGATGTCTTGGTGCTTTCATCTGCGGCCTTCTTCATGCCGCTCAAGAATGATGCGCTCTCAAGTGAAAGGCTGGCGTAGAGACTGCCGAACTGTGACATAAAAATACTCCGTCGAACTTACGGAGTATTTATTGGCTATGCAGGGTTGTTCTTGTTCTGGCGTTCGGCGTATGCCTTGAAGTAGCCCTTGATCTTGTTATGCAGATGGCTCTCTGGTTCCGGCGCAGTCTTCTCTTCCAACTTCCATCTATCGTAGAATGTAGGGATTGGAGTATCGGCAGAAGCCCGATAAGCGGAGTAGAACAGCGTAAGCTGATTTCTGGAACGCTCGTCCTCGACTGGACAGCCCCATGGCTCAAGCTCATAGTAAGCAGCCCATGTGGTGAACTCTGGCAACGGCATTGCTGCCACTTCGGAGAGGCTTTTGCCAAGAGCCAAAGCTAGTCGGCAGATAAACAGCCTCTCCGGGTTATCCATCAATCTTTTTTTTCGGCCTCGACCTGCTGCGGCATGTTCCCACCTGAAAGCGACATGGACAACATATGAAGATAAATGTTCTGGATTTGCTGATATGGCAGCTTCTTTAGTGCTGGAATATCATCAAGGGAGAACATGAGATTGCCCTTGCCATCCACCACACTGAACACGATACCAACCATCGCCTCATCAAGAGGTTCGACATAAGTGTTGGTTTTCGGATCATCATTGTGAGCCTGAACCGCTTTGGCATTGTCTTGAAGGGTTGTCACGAAAGCCACGCGACGTTCGACATTGAACGCCTCCAAGCGAATTGTTGCATTCCACTCTGGGATGAACAGTTCGGTTGAACGTGGCTTTTGCGATAGCAAGAACGATTTTGTAGCGAGCTTTGCCATTAGCTCACCGTTACATCGCCGGAGATTTCGATAGTGGCTGATCCGGTAACGGCTGCGTCAACACCGCCGTTCAGTGGCTTGCTGATAACGAAGCCAGAAAAGGCATAGGTTGTGTTGTCGGTATCATTCAACTGTAGCTTGAAGTTCTTGAGGGCGCGCGAAGCCTTGGCTGCTTCAAGAGCGACCTGACCGGCATCATTTGGGATGACAAGGAAGTTGATGGATACCTGACCGAAATCCTGCAAGCCCATCAGCTTTTCTTTAGCGGTGCTGTCGAGGTTGGTTGTATCGATGACCGATGCCGAGCCGCTGAACGCGGAGAAGTCGGTGATCTTAGCAACAGGGGTGAAAACGCCGGTTGCGGTTTCAATGGATAGGACAGTGCCCTGAGTTTCTACGGCGGTTGTCATTATGTTATAGCCTCCAAAAGTTGGTCGCTCGCCTCTCAGGGCTTGCTTCCAACTATTTATTTGTTGGAGACTGGGGCCGTTCTTTTAGTCGGCGGCAAAGTGAGCAGTCACTTCGACAATCATTCTGAACAACTTGGGATCGCCGGATAGGTCCGAAGCATCGAACTCATTTTCGATCCTGATAAAATTGATTGGTGCTGTGCTATAGACATCAAAGCCAGTCACCACATGATCTGCGATCTGCTGTGCTGCCTTTAGAGTGGTTGCGTAGACATCGATGCGATATGACGCAGAAGCCAATCCGATTAAGCCATCAAGTGCGACCCCGCGTTGGGTGCTGGTGCGCTGGTATATGATGAATGGAGCGACCGCATTATCGGGCGCGAGAACCGGATAGACTTTCACGGTTCCTGTCTGTGCGCTGAGAGCGGCGTAGAAAGCGCTATCCATGATCAACGCCTCCCATACTTCTTTGCGAGGCGATCAATGGATGCGCCTAGCGATGTTTTGACTTTTTCAAGGACAATGATCGACGCATTGTCGAAAGCTGGCTTAGCAAATGGCTTCGCAGCCATCTTCACAGTTCCATACTCGAGGAAGCGTGCCCAGAACGCGGAGCCGAACGTAACAATGGCAACGACATTGGACGCCTTCTTCGGACGGCCCATCCTGATCTTGATGTTATCTCGCATGTGGCCGTAGTCGACCGTGACACTCTCGCCGCTCTTATTGCGGTAGGTGCGCGAAGTGTTATCATCGCCAACCGGCGTTGCGGCTTTCACTTCCTCTGAGAGCGCCTTGGCGCCAGCACGGATCGCGGATTTACCAGCCCTAGTTGCTAGTTCAGGACCGAGTTGTTCCAAACCCCTCTTGAGTTCGTCCCATCCCCTCATTTCAATGCGTAGTCTGTCAGCCATCTTTTATGTTCTCTTTATCCAGATGCTTATGCGGTCATGCTGCGGACCATCACGAACAAGCCTTGACCGTCCTCATATTCTTCAAGACCAGTGATTGCGTAAGTGACGCCTTTGTGCTGAACGACCATCTTTGTTGTGATGTCGGTGCGGTAGCGAATGAGGAACTTTGCCTCTGCCTGCGCGGACTGACCGGCAGCGCGAGTGATGTCCTTGACGGTCAACTGATATTTGGCGGCCCAGACCGTTGCGACCTCAGTTGGAGCGTCCTCAACCACCTCGCCAATGTCATTCGTGGTCGTAGTGCTGCTCAGGAACGTGATACGCTGCTTTAAATCGCCTGCCTTCACAGAACACCGACCCGGAATGGGTTGAGCAAGTGTTGGAATGTGGCTGCTGCCGCGTCCTGGCCCTCACGATTGGCGTAGAAGGAGCCGACATGGACAGCGATCGCCTGCTTGATCGGCGCAGGGATCTCGTCGGGGGTTGCGTATCCGGCTTCACATGTAAGGACGAGCGTGCGACAGCCCCTCATTCCCCCTGCGAGCGTCAGCACGGCCCCGCTGTCGCGCAAAAGCACCCAGTAGCTATCAGGCATTGGCAGGGCCTCTTTGACGCCCTCTGCGTCCATCAGCTCGACGTCGCTAATAGCGATGACGGGCGCAGTCGGGATCACATAGCGTTTGTCGCCCTCATCAAAGGAAAATTCGAGGGTGCTGGGAACGATGGTGCGGCCCGTGTAGCTTTCTGCTGCGCCGGTAGCTGTGGCGATCAGCCCGGCAATGAGGGCGTCGTCGTTATCCGCGTCGATCCGGCACCATTGTTTGGCTTCATCGACGGTAATGGCGAGAAAATCGGGATCGCGGCTTATTGTGTTTTGCATCGGGGATACCTCCCCGATATTTATGTTCACGAGCGATGCGTGGTTGGGGTCAAAGGGGGCTACATGCGGTTGAGACTTGCGATGGCAGCATTAGCCATTGGCTTCGCCTGCACAGCAGCAATTAGCAGGACGCCAACAGAGCAGGCCCGTGTCGATGCCGTTCTCAAGGAGCTGGCGGTGATTGATGAAGAGCGCGAAGCGATAAAGGCGAACGCTGCTGAGATTGACACTCGTGAAAACATTCGACGGGAGGAAGTGGACAGTCTGCGGCTGCGCTTTCCCGGTGTCGTCCTTCCAGATGATGCGAAATCAGCGCAAATGGAAACCGGCCTGTGGGAATATCGTCAAAGGCGCGGCGATACCGTCCGCGCTATTGTAGAGCGCGATGTCCAAGCATCCCGCGAAAAATCCTGCGCTGCATATAAGCGCATGGAGAGTGTTCGCGCCGAAATTGAAGCGTCTGAAGGGTACAAAAAGGCCACGTTGGCTGAGCGAATGGAGTTGCGCCGCACGTGGGAGGCTTTCTATTCTGATGCCTACCGCGAAATCGGAAACCCCTGCTTACCCCGACAAGAATGAGCCCAAAGAGCAATGAAGCCCGGCCATTGCTGACCGGGCTTCCATCTGGGGCGCGCTGCTCTTACGAAGCGGCGATCTTCATCACCTTGACCGCTTCGGTGTTGGCACCAGTTCCGCCGAAACGCTTCGAGGTCTTGAGCGCAATATAGGCATCATAGCTGTATGGATCGCGCAGCATGGTGGTGCCTACCAGATCATACACGCGATATGCCTGCTTGAGATCGCCGAAGATCAAGCTGAGCGAGCCTGCTGCAACGCCCGGAATATCTTCAACTTCAACAACAGGGTAGCCAAGGAAGGTCGAAGGCTGTCCAACCACAAGCGACTGCTGCCAGAGGTAATTGCCGTTTGCGTCTTGGATTTTGCGAAGTTCACCAACGACCGAACGAGGACCATACCACTTTGCATTGCTGCGGTAGATTGGGTTCAGCGCAGTCACCATGTCGATATATTTGTTCGCATAGGTATTGGCGGCTGGCAGAGCAGCGGCCTGGCCCGAAGCGATATACTGGATGGTGCCGAAAGCGCGAACGCTGTCAGCGGTAGCGGCGGTCGTGTGGGTCAGCAGACCCTTTGGCTGATTGACGCCAGTGCCGTTGATGATCGAGGAAGCGACTTCCTTGGCGAACTTGGTCGCAACGCGGTCCGTGACCAGCGCTTCAACGTCGAAATAGGCGTCATTCAGCGCGTAATGCGAGATCAGCGGCTTTGCGAACAGGGTGCCGAAAGGAACCGAGACTTCTGCGAACGATGGCGTGTTGGTTGGATCATAAAGGCCGTTGGTGCCGGTCTCATCAACCCAGCTCGAACCAGTGCCGCCCAGATCAACGTGGATTTTCACATCTGGCGTGCTGGTCGACTGAACATCAACTTCCGCAAGCAGCGGAGCGACGTCCTGAGCAAGAGTGATCAGATTCTTGTCGAACTCTTCTGGGACGAGATATCCACCAGCAGCGGCAATCGCGCCTGCGTTGGCGCCGGTCTGAGTGGTTACGGCGCGGGTGTTGAGGCCGGTTGCAACATAGTTGCGAAGTTCAAGACCCCAATTGCTCTTAGTGATGATCGCAGGAGCGCCAACGCGACCCGACTTTACAGAAATGCTCTTCTGTTCTTCTGCGACGGTATCAACGGTTTCCTCAACATTGGAAACAGCAGTGGTCAGGTTGTTCACGGCATCGGTGAGAGTGGTGATTGCTTGGCCGGTCTCTTCCAGCTTCGCGTCGTAAGTTGACTTGAACTCTTCAAATGCACTTAATACAGCGTCGGTCTTATCAGTTTCATCTGACATATTATGTTCTCTCCTGTTAATAGGATTGTTTTTATTGTTGTGACCTATTGACAGGATCGCCCCTGTAGCGGCTCACTGGAGCAAGTGTCGCTTGCTTTCCTGCTATTTATTGATATTGAATGCGGGCCGTTCTTACTTGCCGAGCAGCCTGCTTAGGCGAGTATTGAGTTCAGCCATCTCAGCGCGCTTGCGCTCTTTCTCAGCAAGATACTTCTTGCTCTCGAACTGGCTTGCCACGGTTTCGGCTTCCTTGCGGCTTAGGCCGCGGTCCCGAAGTAGACGTTCAAGGTCGCGGATGCACATTTCATCAATGTTGGACTTCACATCAGCGATAAGCGCGCTGCTGTTGGCAGGCATGTTGACCACGCTCACTTCAACAAGATCGACTTCCGTGATGGTGCGGCGATACTCGTCAGACTTGGACGCCATTTCCCAAACAATGGGGTAGAAGCCAATCGACAGGCCTTTGATCAGGCCCTTCTTCAACGCCTTGTAGGTATCCAAGCCATCGCTTGTGTCGAGAAGTTCACCCGTGACTTTGAGGCCGTAGTCATCTTCCTCAACAGCGGTCCAAGCGCCGATGGGCAGGCTGTCGTAGATGCGATGATTGAGAAACATCATTGGCATGGTGCCAGCGTCCAAGTGCCGTTCGATGCTGGCTTTGAACGCGCCTTTCTCGATGATGTCGCCGTAGCTATCGACATTACCGAACACGGATCCATAGCCACTGAACGTCATTGTGTCGGTGTCGGTCTCGACAGCCTCAACAGCTAGTTTGCAATCCAAGCCAATTACGGTCTTCTTCTCAATCTGGGTTGCCATTGTTTTCGTCCTGCTTCTCCATGTTGGTTTCGGAAGTATCGGTTGCCTGCTGCCCGAACAGATTTGCTGCTGGCATGAGCTTGTCCGCCATCGGATCATCGCTGCGGGGAAGGTCTTCCTTCTCGCGGATTTCATTTGTGGTGAGCCAGCCTTGGGTGCGACCGGCATTGTAGTAGGCCATGCGATCGGTCGTTGACGCTTCCATGAGTGCGCGGCTGTCTAGCTTGATGTAATATCCGGCCTTCTTCTCTTCCCTTGTTAGGAGAGCTTTGCGCGCCGACTGTTCAATGCGCTCATACCAAGGCATCAAAGTATGGGTGAGGTGAGCAAGTAGAAGCTGCTCAACCGAATTGTAGGAAGTCGCGCCCGATTGCATGACCATGATGGGCAGCACACGAAAGGCGCGGCAAAGTTCTTCAATCTGGAACTTGCGGCTTTCGACCCACTGCGCTTCGTTCGCAGTTGACGCGATGGACTGGAAGGTGATGCCGCCTTCAATAAGGGCGGTCTTGTGCGCGTTGCCAACGCCGCTGTATTGATCCTGCCATGCCTTCTTGAGCGCGGCTTTCTGGTCGGGGGTCAGGTTCGTGGGAGAGGTAAGGACGCCGCTTGGTCGGGCGCCATTCTTGAAAAGGTTTGCGCCGAATTGCTCCGATGCCAACGCGAGGCCAATCGCTTCACGCGCCAGCTTGGTAGCATTCAGACCGACAACGCCGTCCCAGCTTGGGCCTTTGATATGCCACATGTCCGATGCAGAAACGTCGATATACGCGCCCTTTTCGGTGGCGACCCGGTAGCTGATCGACATGTCATCATTTTGAACGGTCGTGACCGAGCCGGGCAGGAAGGCATAAAGCTCTTGCGGGACGCCGCGCCCATCACGGTTGATGAAAATATGGGCGTTGCCGGTTAGACCAGCATGGATGGCGAACTGCTCGCGGAACTCATAAGAGGTCTGCCATTCGTTCGGTTCATGGCGCAGAAGTTCATATACCGGGTGGTCTGTGGCATCTTCACCACGGCGACCACTGCCGCTCTTTTGCAGACGGAACGGGACTTGGGCGATACCGTCTGCAATGACGCGAACGATACAGAGGACAGCGGTTGAATAGAGTGCGTTGCTGTCGGCGGGGTCCAGCTGTCTGCCTGCCTGTCCGGCTTCAATGGCGCGGCCAATCTCATCTAATGTTCTACGCCTGATTGGCGCGAGTGACTTGAACTCAAGCCCGCCGGTAAGAAAGTCTAATAGCTTTGACATGTATGTTTTCTGCCCGTCTCCTTTATTGTTGATATTTATGCGGAGGGCAGTTCGTAGGATCAGAGCCAGTCGATGCCTGGAGTGACTAACTCAGGTTCATTCATCTTCATGGCATAGGCCATGAGTGCGGCTACAATGCCGTCGATCTTTAGGTGGTGCTGCTTATCGGGCTTGTTAGGGAACAGGTGATTGGCTGAGTTTGCCCGGATGCTGACATTGCCAGCCATCCAGTTCATGCAAGGATTATCGGAGTGGCGTAGCTTGTTGTCCGCAACCAGCGCCTCGAACTCCAACATGACCGGATTATAGTTGCCGATGTTCTGCGCGAACTTTCGGACGTCGATGTTGGGGTATTGATCCTGTATCTCTTGCGCGAACTGATGGCCCTGCCATGGGTCATAGGCCACGCCTTTGATGTGGAATTGGCTCACCAGCTTTGCGAACTGCTCCTTGATGCTGGAAAAGTCCGTCGCATTGCCGGGTGTCAGGACGATATGGCCGCTGCTCGACCAGCCACGATAGGCGTCGGCATTCTTGCTGCCCTGAACCGCACCTTCGGGCAGGAAGAAGAAGGGGAAGAAATAGGGCGTCACACCGTCCATCACGCACAGGACCAGCGCGGAAATGTCCGTCTGCGTCGATACGTCATAGGCCGCGAAGGCAGGCAGGCCCGCTAGATCGGCCAGCGTCTTGTCGGATCGACATGCCGACCATGCGCGCATGTCCAGCCAGCCGCTTGTGCTGTTTTCCCAAACATTGAGGTGCTTGGTGAGTAGCGCGGCCTTTTTGGCCGGTTTGTTGAGGGCGTCCTCATATTGGTTGCGGAGATAATTCTCCTGAATGCTGACGCCGAAATTGGG